AGATCATGTCCGCCGCTGACCCAGCCGTCGGCGCGAAGATCGCCAAGCTCATCAAAGAAGGCAAGCCACAAGACCAAGCGGTCGCAATCGCGCTCGACATGAAGCGCAGAGGAGAACTGTAAATGCCCGTAATCAACACCGCCCAAGAGAACTTCCGTAGGGCAACGGTCACGTCCGTCCCTGCAACCTACACCGCAGCGCAGGCGATTCTCCTGCAAGCCGCCCCGGCGAGTGCGACCGGAAGCGCCCTCCTGTGGGATATCAACACGGCATCGGTGAGCGGGACGAACCCCTCCCTGCTCTACGTCATGCCGTTCATGGTGTCGGCAACCACCGCGCAGACCACCATCGGTATGCGGCTCCTTGGTTGGCGCAAGTACCTTGATACCGCTGGCACGCTCGCGGGTGTCACCATTGCAGACACCGCAGGTAACTTCACCTGCAACGCGAATGTCCTTGTAGTTGGGCAGGCCGTGACCATTACCGGAACACTCGGCGGAACGGGAACGATCACCGGGTACACCAGCCCAAAGACCTACTACATCATTGCGACGAACGGCTCAACGACCTTCCAGCTCTCCGCGACACTCGGCGGAACTGCAGTCGTCACCACCGCAGGCACGCCAACGGGCTTGCAGTACACGCGCACGACTGGCACGGGCTTTTGGTATATGCCAACCGTCCTCGCAGACTTCACGCTGACATTCACAAGCGGAACCGTCCCGAATTACACGATGGACGGCGCTCTCAACACGCGCACCTTCTCGGGCATTACGCAGGTCGCCGGAACCCCTGCCGCCAACCTGTACTCGCCTGCTGGCGCAAATGTGGAACCCGCTTACGCGATGGTTGATGTTGCCGGGGCTTCATACGTCACCGCGCAATTCAAGTCGAGCGGCACGCCTGACATGGGAACCTTCTGGGCTAACCTGTAAATGAATCGAGCGAACCGTCCAAGGATGTCACGCATCCCCGGCTCGTCTTACGACAGCCGACTGATGTCGCGTTCTGGTGACGGCTCGACCCTGTCCCTTGACTTCACGGCGATGGGTGGAACGATTGACCCGCGCATTACGTTCAGCCGTGCAGACGCTACGGCGCGGGCTACCTTTATCAATAGCCTTGGATACGTCACGACTGTTACAAACGCACAAGACCCCCGCTTTGATTTTGACCCGACAACGCTTGCGGCCAAGGGTTTGCTGCTTGAAATGCCAGCAACAAATTATGCAAAAAGCAGCGGAACACTAAACGGAAACGGTTGGCAAATACTTGGAACAAATCCACCCACTAGAACTGTTGGCGGTGGTGCAGTAGCTCCTGACAACGTCACAAATTCGACAAAGTTTGTTTTTGGAACAAACCCATTAGGAAATGCAAGCAGGGTTACGCTAGATACTGGGTACGTTACTTACCCATACACAATATCTGTATGGATGAAAAGTAACACAGCCGCAACCAATTACACAATATGGATTTTGGGCGTTTCAAGCGTTCCTGTTACTGTCACGCCATCATGGCAACGCTTTACGCTAACACTTACCGCAAGCGCCAATTTGCCCGGGTATGTGTACATCAGCAACGAATCGGCGGTGGCGACTCCTGATTTGTCAATTTGGGGCGTACAACTAGAGGGTAGTTCGCAAGCCTCTAGCAACATTGCAACTACCTCATTAGCCGTAACCCGCGCCGTCGACACCGCCATCATTGCCGCCGGGACAAACTTCAGCTCGTGGTACACGGGCGGGACAACGGGTACATTTGTTGCTAACTGGTATGGCAACGCGTCAAGCGCAACCGCTCGCTCTGTGATAGCAACGAGCGACCAGACAACCAAACACCTGCATATGTATCAAACCGCCTCGGCGCTCACGCTGCGGCTGGCAGACTTCAACGCTGCGGCGACCGTCACAACAGCAAATAGCCTGACCGCAGGCGCGTTGGCAAAGGGTGCATTCAGTTACAACGGGACGGCTACTAGCCTGTGCCTGAACGGCGGTACGGTCGCTACCGGGACGCTGGCGTTTAGTGCCGCCCCAACTTGGCTGAGTATCGGCGGCCCGTCCACTAACGGGACGAGCATTACCGACACAACCGTCATGCTCAACAACAGCATCCGCACCCTCAAGTATTTCCCTGCGCGTCTAAGTGACGGCCAAATCCAAGGGCTAACCACCTAATGATCGACTTGAAGCCAACCACCGAGATGGCATCGAATGCCGCCCGTGGCCTTGAGCTGCGGGAAAAGCATGGTCGCGGTGGCACGGAAATTGGCGTAGCCCGGGCGCGGGACATCAAGAACCAAGCGAACCTGTCACCCGAAACCGTGCGCCGGATGGTGTCCTACTTCGCTCGGCACGAGGTTGACAAGCAGGGCGAGGGCTGGGGCAAGGATTCCGCCGGGTATATCGCTTGGCTTCTGTGGGGTGGCGATGCTGGCAAGGCATGGGCAGAGCGCAAGGACAAGGAACTCGACCGCAAAGAGGAGAAGACCGTGAACGCAAAGACATCTCACACCGTTGCCGAAGATGGCGACAAGGTCATGATTGAGCGCGTCGAACTGTTCATGGCGTTTGACCCAGCCATCGACGACGGCGAGGCTGACCCAGAACTCAAGCGGTTCAACAACAAGCGCCTGAAGGACATCGTTGCATCGACGCGCAAGCATATGGCTCGCGGCTCGTTCCCTCGCCTCGTCATCATGCACGAGAAGGACGGCAAGGAACCGAAGTCCGCCGTCGGTCGATTCCCCACAATTTCCTACGAAGAACGCGATGGAATTGGGTACATTGTGGGCGACATGGAAGTCAACCGCGATATTTTCGACCGCTTCATTGCTACCAACGCGTTCCCGCGTCGGTCGGCTGAGATCTGGTCAGGCTCAAACCACCTATCCGAAGTGGCGTTGCTCGGCCGCGAAACCCCGCGCCGCCCTCTCCCGGACACCCATTTCACCCGCAAGGGCGAGAAGATCACTTGTTCAAAGTCCAACCATGACCTCGTCGGGGCTGGTGGCGGACTCAATACATTCATCCCGACGACTACCAAGGAGGAGGCCAGCATGGCATCCAGCGACGATATGCGCGAGGAGTTGGAGGCCATGAAGTGCGCCATCTCCGAACTCTCGGACATGATGAAGAAGAAGTTCGCAGACGACTCGGACGATAAGGACGAGATGGCTGCGGACGACGATGAGATGAAGGACGAGATGGCCGAGGAAGAGGGTCAAGTCCACATCGACATCGAGAGCCATGACGTTGAGGCAGGCGAAGAGGACGAAATGGAAGACGAATCCGTCATTGCCAGCCGTCGTTCAACCTACGCTCTTCGGTCGGAAAACGCTCGCCTCAAGTCACGGTTCGCCCGTCTTGAAGCCGAGTTGAAGCGCGAGAAGTTTGAGCGCGAAGTGGAGATCATGGAGCAGGAGGGCTACCGCATCCCAGACTCACAGCGCGAGGCGCTTGTCGGTCAGTTGCAGGCTTCCCGTAACCCAGTCGCTCTCCTTGAGTCATGGCGCGACCTGTTCGCCCGCGACCCAATCGGAACCAAGATTGATATGAGCCGAGCAGCCCTGCCGCGTGGCATGGACATTGGTGACGTTGGCTCACTCGTCAAGCAATTTGCTGGCAAGCCTGAAGAGTTTGCCAAGGCAATCAACGCCCGGATGAAGGGCTAAAAGGAAACAACAATGCTTCAATTCTCTCCAAATCTCGTTGCCGCTACTGATATCAACCCCTTCCGCATCTGCAAGATGTCGACGACTAACTTCGCTGGTGCGCCAGCGACCGCAGTCACCGACTACGTTGTGGGCGTGACCGACGGCTCAACCCGTCGATTCGACGCTACCCTCCATGCAGCATCGGCTACCGCTGACCCAATTTCCCTCCAGCCATCGAACTGCGTGCAGATCGAAGCTGGTGCGGCAATCGCTACCGCTGGTATTGGCTTGATGCCAACGACCGGAGGCAAGGCAATCACCGCAGCCACCACCGGAACCATTCCGATGTTCGTCTCCCTTGAAGCTGCCGCCGCTGATGGCATCATCTTCTGGGCATACCGCCTCCCAGCAACCCGTGGGATCGCCTAATTAGCACTCGAAAGGAGGTCATTCAATGGCCTATGTAACAGTCGGAGGCGGTCTAAACACTTACGTCCCCTCCACCAACGCGCTCGCAACTGGCGCTCTCCAAGTTGAGTTCACCCGTGCGGTGAATTCGTTTGCCATCACCCGTTACGCTCAAATTGTTGCCTGCAATCAGCAGACGGGGTACTACCTGCGTCTTGATTCGGACGACAACGTGCGCGTGACCGACATCAACGAATTTGTCTGGCCTCTTGGTAACGACCGCCCGGTCGGCAAGATGAACCAACACGATTTCGTTACCTTCACGGCTCAACGCTTTGCCTTCCCGTTCTACATTCCGAACGAGACAGTCAAGCAAGCCGCGTGGGACATCGTTGCCCAGCACGCTCGCAGCAAGGCACAGCTCGCTATGACCGCTCGCTCCATGCGAACGGCCACCGCGCTGACTGGCTCCGCAGCCGTGACTTCGTTCACCGCAGCAGGTAACTACTACGCAACCGGAACCACCAACGCTGGCGCTCCGTGGACGACTTCGTCTACCAACGTCATCCAGAAGGGCATCCAGACCGCTCTTCAGCGCATCTCGCTCGCTACTGGCGGCGCGGTTCGTAGCGAAGATATTTGCTTGGTCATTAGTCCGACCATTGCAAACTTGCTCTCCCAGACGGAAGAAGTCCGCAACTACGTGAAGAACTACGCAGCCGGAGCGCTGCCGTTCCTTCAGGGTGGGGATATTTTCTCCCGTTACGGTCTCCCGCCGAATCTGTTCGGCGTGTCGGTTGTCGTTGACGACTCCGTCAAGATTACGACCCGTAAGGGCGCAGCCTCGACGACTCGCTCGTTCGTGTACGGCAACTCTGCCGTATTCGTGAGCCGTCCGGGTGGCTTGGTTGGTGTCGAAGGTTCGACCTCGTTCAGCACCTGCCAGATCTTCGCCTTTGAAGACATGACAGTTGAGAACTGGGACGATCCGAAGGATCGCCGTATTGAAGGCCGCGTCATTGACAACAGCACCTCAGAACTGGTTTCCCCAGTCTCCGGCGTGTTGGTTGCCGATGTCACGAGCTGATTATTCAGCCTCTCAGGATGAGGGTGGTGGGGACTTCGGTTCCCACCCCCCTCTCTAGGCGGAACACATGACCGCATACGCCACCTACGCCGATTTGGAAGCCGCGCTCGACGCTCAGATCATTGCACAACTGTGCAGCGACCTCGGCAGTCCTATGCTCGGCTCCAACCCGGTGACTACGCACGCGCTGGAACGCGCTACGGGGATCGTGCAGGCGTACACGCGTGTAGGCAACATCTACACCGATTTAGATTTGACGACGCTCTCAGCGGCTCACGACCCCCTGCTGATGACGCTCGTTGTTGACTTGGCAGTTGAGGCGCTCTTTCAGCGCCGCGCCATGAAGATCACCCCAGCCGTGGAGCAGCGTCTCAAGCAGGCGTACTCCATGCTAGAAGCACTCCGGGACGGGAAGATGATATTCGGGACGGTCGCCAAGGCGGCAAGCGCCGGGTTACCCGAAGTGCAAGCTACGCCAACGATGACCAACGCTTGGTACAACGGCGTAAGCACTAGCGCCTTCTTCCGCCCTCGCCTCCCGAACACGATGCCGGGGAACTGACGTGGAGCCGTGGCGCAAGAGAATCAGTAAGGCACTCGCCAACGATGCAATCCGTAACGGCATTGCGGCGGCTATCTCGGCTTACGCCAAGCAGCACATTGCAAAGAGCGAAGGACGCGGCCCGAACGGGGAGACGGTCGCCCTTGCGGCGCTGAAGCCCATGTCGGGCGAGTTCTGGACGACCAAGAAGCCCCGGGAGGGCGAGGTTGCCAGCGCGACCCGTCAAGTCCTCAAGGCGGTCAGCCGCAAGAAGAAAGACGGCTCGGTTGTTGTGAAGAACGTCATGGTGACCGAGTACAAGATGTCCGGGCAGTCCTACCGGAACGGTGGTCAGCCCCTACGGGATACCGGGAACCTACTGCGGTCGATTGGGGCGAAAGCCGAGCAGACTGGCCCCGCCCGCCTCTCCGTGAC